ACATTTAGGCCCAGGCACGCTTCTTTATCGATATGCAATATTACACAATATTCATCCCGATAGTTATAAAATTGATTACGCAATAGTCCGAAGTACTATGCAAGGTAAGGGACTAGACTCTGTCGAAGACTACGATAAAATAAAAAAAATTTGGCAGGAGTGGTACATATAATGAAATTAATCTTTGACGGAGATAGTTGGACGTTCGGATGTGAAATTGCAGACCCTGTTTTAGCAGCACAGCACCCTCGAGGCACCCATCCAGGAGTATACGATTTTAAGGAAGCAAACGATTATTACAGAATTCCTAAAATTTATCCTCACTATATGGCAAAACAACTAGATTGCGACTATGTAAATCTAAGTTGGCCTGCTGATGACAACAGAACTATAATAGAAAGAACAATGTCATATATTAGTACAGAATATCTAAGTTGTAATAAATCAACTGATGATATATTTGTAATTATTGGTTGGACAAGTCCTGAAAGAAATAGTTTTTGGTGGAAAAATGGAAACTTTTCTAACAAGTTTAGATTATGGCCACAGGTTCAGAACTTTGGTGATAAGAAGCAGAAAAAACTTTGGAAGATGTATGTTCAGCACATGTGGAACCCGGAAGAGTATATACCACGACACGTCTCAGCAATAACACAATTTCAAAATTTTTGTAATGCTCATAATATTAAATGGTTATCTTACAATGCGTTTTATCAAACGCCACATCAAGGACCTGATGGATGGCAAGATCTCGACATAATAGAAGAGCTGAAGAGTATTGATTACAACGTAGGTGGCTACTCATATTCTGATAACGGTAAAAGAAAGTCCAAAAAAATGGTTTTTAGGACGTTATGGGATACAGTTGATCCGGTGAGATTTTATAAAAAGGACCAACCTAATAGTACATTTAAAAGTTTTATTGAAGCAAATGTAGATGATCCTTTAGTAGGTTGGCATCCCAGCCCGTCAGGGCACGAAGCGTGGGCAACTGAATTAGTAAGATACATAAAGGAAAATAATTTATTATGAAAAAACTTGTAATATGTGGCGACAGTTTTGCAAAAGGAATTGGTTGTCGAGATCTTAAAAACGAACCGTACGGAAGTATAGTAGCCGATGAATTAGGATTAGAGCTTATAAATATTGCCAAAGGGTCCAGTACAAATTATAGTATATTTTTACAAGTATTATATGCAATAGAGCATATTAATGATATTGAGATGATATTAGTTACTAATACTAGTTATGATAGGGTAGAATGGTTTGCACACGATGCCGTTACAAATAATAAATTTCCAACTAACTTTGATATAAATTATCATCAATATCCTCCGTATTATCCAGGAAGTTATATGCCACAGGCTGATGGCGAAACACATATAATGCATGATAGCAGTCGTTATAATGGAAAGATCTTTACAGAAAACTTATTTGGCGTAATTGATTATTTTGATAATGTAGTGGGCACAAAAAATGAAACTCCTACTGGATATTATGAAAGATTTTATAACGAGCCTAAGAGTAGAACAAAGATATTATATGACTATGCTCAGCATATACATGATCATCGTATAAACAAGATGCATAGTTTAGGAGCAATAGCAATGTGTCATATTGCTTTAAAAAATGCAAACATACCACACCTTATTGGTACCGAGCCCATAGATGAGTTTAAAAAATTTGTATTAATTGATAATAATAATCATATGGAGATAGATTGGGGAGTATTATCAATTAAGTACCCTGATGATATACCCAGTATGCATACTAGTGCCAAAGGACATAGAGCAGCAGCAAAAATTGCATTAAAAAAAATTAAACAGAATAAGAGGAACAATGAATAAACATACAGTAATTTTACCAACTGCTGGATTAGGTACTCGGATGGGCGATTATACTAAGCATCTTAATAAAGGATTATTGCCGTATAAAGAAAAGCCTGTTATTGCACATATTATAGATCAATTTCCTATAGACACACATTTTGTTATGCCAGTAGGATACTTAGCAGATCAAATTAAAGACTTTTGTGCTGTTGCATATAGCGATAGAAATATTACATTTGTAGATGTTGACTGGGAAAGTAATAAAGCTGGCACAGGCTATTCTTTATTACAATGCAAAGATTATATCAATAGTTCTTTTTGGTATGTTACTTGTGATACTTTTTTTAACGAACCTGTGGTTACTAATACTCCTACACATGATTGCTATTATGTAAAAGATATTCCGCAAAAAGATAGTCATTTGTACACAATGTTTAAAACAAATAGTAATATAATACAAGAAATTACATTTAAAAAAGATGCACCTAGCGACTGGACTGCTTGGACAGGCCTAATGTATATTAGTGAATGGGAAAACTTTTTCGCTAAATTGACCGAACTAAACGATAATGAATTTATACAACTAATACAACCTGGCACCATGTGTAAAACATTAAACAGTTGGTTGGATTTTGGCAGTCCTACATTATATCAAACAGCAGTAGCAAAAAGTCAAAAGTTTGATTTTAGTAAAAAAGACGAAGTTACTTATATTTGTAATAATCGTGTAGTAAAGTGGTGGCACGATAGCACTGTTTCAAAAAAGAAAAATTGCAAGCCTGAATTAAATCCTAAAGTATTCCCTTCAAATTGTTTAGTTAAAGGGCAGTTCATGGCTTATGATTTTGTCCAGGGACAAACATTATACTCGTTTAATAATCCAGTAGTATTTAACAAATTATTAAATTGGCTCGACAACAATGTTTGGACAACTGTAAACAATGATTTGTCGCAATCAGCTATGCTATTTTATAAAGACAAGACAATACGTAGGATAGAAAAGTTCCTAGATAAGCATCCTGTATTACAGAATATAACCCATGTAAATGGCATACAGATAAAATCACATCTAGAATACTTAGATAACATTGACTGGCAATATCTTTCAACTAATACGATACCCGGGTTTATACACGGCGATTTACAATTCGACAATATTATTATAAACAACTCTGGAGACTTTATATTAATTGACTGGCGGCATGATTTTGCTGACACAGTTGACTACGGAGATATATATTATGACTTAGCAAAAATGGCCGGAGGATTTATAGTCAATTATGCAAGTATAAAAAACTATAATTTTGATTTTGAAATAACTGGAACAGAAGTTACTATTAAAATTCCAAATATAGATGAGATTGATACTTATCAACAACTGTTAAAAGAATTTGTATACTCAAAAGGATGGGATTATAAGAAAGTCCAACAATTAATACCTATTATATTTTGGAATATGAGCCCTTTACACAAGTCGCCGTTTGGTATATTTCTCTGGTACCTTGGTATGAAAATGTTTGAAGAATTAGAAAATAATTATTAATAAAATACTAGACAAAAACAATAAAAGGTAGTATAATAAACAAATGTATGATATTGTTTTCATAAGTTACCAAGAACCTAATGCAGACGATAATTGGGAAGCACTTAAAAGTAGGTTTCCTAATGCCAAGCGCATACACGGTGTTAAAGGAATACATCAAGCACATATTGCTGCTGCAAAGAAATGTTTTACAAAGATGTTTTGGATTGTAGACGGCGATGCTGTGATTATGGATGACTTTAATTTTGACTATGAAGTACCTAGTCACCAACAAGATCATGTGCATGTATGGCGTAGTAAAAACCCAGTTAATGATTTAGTATATGGCTATGGGGGAATTAAACTTTTTCCAAGACGTATGACTATACATATGGATACTAGTAAGCCTGATATGACCACAAGTATTACAGGTAAATTTAAAGCAATGCCACAGTTATCAAACGTAACTGCATTTAATACTGGACCATTCGAAACATGGAAAAGTGCATTTAGAGAATGTTGTAAACTAAGTTCAAAGATAATTGATAGACAAAAGAATGAAGAAACAGAAAGTCGTTTACACATCTGGCAGACAGTAGGAAAAGACCGTCCTTACGGAGAATATGCAATTCAAGGGGCTATTCACGGCAAAAAATACGGTGAAAAGTATGCCGATTCCCCTGAAGATTTGCGTAGAATAAATGATTTTGATTGGCTACTGGAAAAGTTCAATGGAGACATTTGAACTATTAGATAGATTTGAATTATTATATCCGACTAATTCAAAGTTATCAGATCTTCGCCGTGCTTATATAGATTATGATTTAAGTAGCTTGTTTAGATTGACTAATAGCGACGAAGAGTTGCGCAAAGCAGTTTTAGAACAAAATTTACATAGTATATTTAGATTAATTGAAGGCAATGTTACAGAAGATATTGAAGATTTGCGTAAAGCAGTTTTAGAACAAAATTTACATAGTATATTTAGATTAATCGATGACGAAGATCTCAGAAAGCTTGTATTAGAAGATAATACATGGAAACTTTGGCCTATACTTGATAGGTATGTTAACACACAATTTACAGCAGCATTTAAAAACTTCTTTGTTAACGAAACAAAAATTTGGAATGACTGTTTTAGCAGAGGACAATTAAAAAGCAAACTTTGGTTAGTGCAAGAACTTAAAAAATGTAATGTAGATCTCGGCATTGTGTTTTTGTGTGCAGGCTGGTATGCTACTCTTGCTACAATGTTGTTTGAAAGTAACATCAACGTAGATAAAGTTAGATCTTTTGATATTGATCCTAGTTGCATAGATATTGCAAAAGTTTTTAACAAACCATGGTTAATGGAAGATTGGCAATTTCAAGCAAGCACAGAAGATATTCATAACATTAATTATGTAGTTCATACTTATAATGTTACTAGGCACGACGGTAGTGTTCAAGCACTTACTGATCAACCAGATACAATTATAAATACAAGTTGTGAACACATTGAAAACTTTGCAGAATGGTATGATTTAATACCAGAAGGTAAATTAGTTGTATTACAAAGCAATGATTATTATGAAATTGAAGAACACGTTAATTGTGTTGGAAGTATAGAAGAGTTTGTAGTAAAAGCACCTATGAATAATATTTTATACAGTGGTGAATTTGATTTGCCCAAGTATAGGAGGTTTATGTTAATTGGATATAAGTAATCTTACAGTCAGACAACTACAGACAGAAAGTGCTCGTGCGCTAACTACAATACAAGCTACAAATAACAATATTTGGCAGTTTAATAAACAAGCACACCATAATAGTCATAACTGGTACAAAGCAGTTATTGAATGGTATGTAAAGGAATACGGCGGACTTCCGAGTAAAGTAGGTCCGGGTAAAAATGTTAAGTTAGTATCGGAGTAGTAATGGATTTTAAAGACGCTTTATACGACAGAAGAAATATATCTTCGTGGTTAGATACCATACCACCAAAAGAAAAAATAGATGAAATAATAAAAATTTTACATGATTGTAGTCCATCTAAACAAAGTGAGGTTAGGTATAATATTGATATTATAGATAACAGTAACTTTGATAAAAGATTACAAATTTACAAAGCGTGTAAAGCAGATACTCACGAATCAAAACCTACAGGAAGATATAATCCTCAGGTATTAGCACCTTGGCTAATATCGTTTTCAGACCAGCGCAGAAATCAAAGTAAACCTAGCAAGTCAGACATGTATTTAGACATTGGTATTGCTGTTGCTACAATTTCTTATACAGCGTCTGCGTTAGGTTTAGATACTGGATTATGCAGATGTATAAATTACGAAGACCTTGCTAAGGAAGTTTTAGGATATAGGCCATTACAGCTTATAGGTATTGGATACAAATCTAGTAGTGAAACATATTATTGTCCGGTTTATAAAAAACAAATGCCTAATATTCGACCACATATAAAACCTAATGTCGACGAGTATGTGCAATATGTACAACTATAAAGATATTAAAGCAATCCATTTAGAAGTAACGCAAAACTGTCAAGCCAATTGTCCTATGTGTGATCGAAACATGAACGGCAAAGGCATCAACCCACATATAAATTTAGATGAGCTCTCACTAGAGGATTGTAAAAAAATATTTACGCCTTCATTTATTGCACAACTAGACACAATGTACATGTGTGGCAACCTAGGAGATCCTATTGTTGCTAAAGATACATTGGAAATATTCAAATACTTTAGATTACATAATGAAAAAATGTGGCTTAGTATGAATACTAATGCAGGAGCAAAAAATGAAGAATGGTGGAGAGACTTGGCTACGTGCCTTGGTAGAATGGGCGCTGTTATTTTTTCGGTTGACGGTCTCAGTGACACTAACCATATATATCGTCAAGGTGTTGTATGGAGCAATGTAGAGCGTAATATGAAAGCGTTTATAGCAGCAGGCGGCAGAGCTCGTTGGGACTTTTTAATCTTTGAACACAATCAACATCAAGTTGAAGAAGCAGAAGCACTTGCTACTGCTTGGGGATGTGAAAAGTTTATGAAGAAAAAAACAGGTCGTTTTGTTACACAAGATTCAAAAAAGAAAGACTCGCATCAAGCAGTTGATCGTAAGGGCAACAAGTCGGCAGAACTTAAAAAACCAGATCAAAAATATCAAAACAAAGCACTATCTAAATTAGATGTAATTAAAAACAAGTACGGCAGTATGGATGCGTATTATGATGCAGCACCGGTAGTTTGCAAAGTAAAGAAAGAAAACAGTTTGTTTATTACAGCAGAAGGGTTGGCGTTACCATGTTGTTGGACTGCTGGACGTATGTACAAATGGTGGCACAAAGATCCTAAAGTAGAACAGATATGGGACTTTATACCTGATATAAGCGCCCTACAAGCACGGAACGGTCTAGAGGCAGTGTTTGCCACAGGCATATTTGAACGTATACAAGACAGCTGGGCAAAGCCTAGTTGTGGCGACGGCAAGTTAAAAGTGTGTGCTATGAAGTGCGGTGCTGAATTTGATCCATTTGCAGAACAATTTAAATAGGAGTATGTAGTAAATGCCCACTGATATGAAAGTAGTTGCTTTACAGACTGCGAGAGCAGGTAGTAAAAGCATTCCTAAGAAAAATTTATTAGAAATAGACGGTCATCCGTTGTTTGCACATAGTATTAATGCAGCGACTAGTAGTAATATAATACAGCATGTATATTGTAGTACAGATGACACTACTATAATGGATTTTAGTAAACATTATAATTTTAATGTTATTAAAAGACCACCCGAACTGTGCTTAGATAACTGTAGTCATTTAGAAGCTATCCGACACGGTGTAAATGAAATTGAAAAAGACCTAGGTAAGCAAGATATTGTAGTTTTGTTATTGGGAAATGTTACTGGAATTGATTCTTCTGCATTAGATGAAGCAATTGAGATGCTGGGCAACAATGATAGTGTAGTAAGCGTAAGTGAAATGAATATGTATAATCCATTTAGAGCACATAAGATCGTTGACGGGTTACTAGCTACCTGGATACCTCAAGACTTAATTCGCAGCGATACAAAAGTTAACGATAAGAACAGTGCTGGTAATATATATTATTGTAACGGTAACTTCTGGGTAATGCGGAGAAATGTATTGTTTAATCATGATAACAACTTACCGTTTGAATGGCTAGGAAAAAAGATAGTTCCCTACATACAAAATGTTTTTCAAGAGTTAGATGCACCGTGGCAACTAGATTATGTAGAACAAAGTATTAACACTTTTAAAGGTCGAATAAAGTAATGAATATTTGGGAACAAGGTGCTGTACTTGGCCTCGATAACAACGAGTCTAATAAGTTATACGGAATAAAACACTGGCACAGATTCATAAACACTCATCAATATTACTTTGTAGATTTTAATAAATCAATTATACCGGCAATGATCCCGATGGGGTATTTTCAAGAACTAGAGCATCGTAAATACTTAACGTATCAAAGCAACTTTAAATATAATGATAACTTTTCTAAATTTAAAAAGTCTTGTCAAAAAATAGATAATGTTCTTACCGAATTTAACTTTAACTTTTTTAAAATTAGACACGATCCGGTATTTAAAGCTAAAGAATTCGGCCAATTTTGTATACTAATAAAAGAAATATATCAATACGGTGCCTTTAATTATCCGTGTTGGCGAGTTCATAAAGATCTTACTATAGCATCACATCCCGGCAATCATTTAAACTTTGCTAGAAGGTATCTAGGATTGCCTCTAAGGGGATTTATTAGTGCATTAAATACTGACACACATACTCTTAACTTTATTAAATTAAATGCTCAAATAATAAAACATATTAAGACTGATAATGATATTATTGAGATACTAGGAACAGATACTATAGCTGCTAGTATACAAAAGTATGGCAACCAGTTAGTACCTTCTTTATATCCATCTGTTCCTCGACCTTTTTGGTCAGGTTATGATAAAAATGGAAACACTGATTGGCCTTGGGAAGATGCCCGTAACTTTTATGATTACTTAGAATCTACTAGTTATGTAAGCATTATTGATGAAATAATAAATTCTAACAACTTTACAACAACAATAGCACAGTATGCAACTGTATATAACGACTTTGGTAACGAAACGTTGTTAGTGAATAATTTTATAGCATTTTTACTAACTGAGCAATCCAAAGATTCAAACTTTAAACTAACCAAGCAATAAGTACAGCATGACAGATAAAAAATATCCTTCAGATACATTTTGTTTATTGCCCTGGGTACACCTAAGCACTAGGCCAGACGGTAGTATGAGAGTATGCTGTACAGCAAATGCAAGTAGTGTCGGTGCAACTAACGATAAAGAACACGGCGGCCAAGTCGGTATTCTTAAAACAGATGACGGCAAACCTAATAACTTAAATGTTAGTGACTTTGAAACAGCGTGGAACAGTAAGTACATGAAGAATGTACGCAAGCAGATGCTTGCGGGCGAAAAGCCACCTAGTTGTCTTAAGTGCTATAAAGAAGAAGCAGCAGGACATCGCAGTAAGCGTATGTGGGAAACAAAATATTGGAGCGATCGTGTTGATTTAGAAAAAATTCTTGCAGACACTCAGCCAGATGGAGAAGTTCCTCCTAATTTAGCATATATTGATTTACGTTTTGGTACTAAGTGTCAGCTTGCTTGTATTATGTGTAGTCCGCACGATAGTAGTGGCTGGATTAAAGATTATAAAAAGATTTTTCCTGAAGTAAAAAACGAATCACTTAAAGAAATTATGCAATGGCAAGACAAGGGCAGCACTAACGGCAGTAGCTATAACTGGCACAAACAAAATCCTACGTTTTGGAAACAGTTTTATGAGCAAATGCCAAGTATGCAACAGATTTATTTTGCAGGCGGTGAGAGTCTTATTATCGAAGAACACTATGAAATACTTGAACATGCGATTAAGATGGGCTATGCAAAAGATCTTGAGTTACGATACAACTCAAACGGAGTTGAATGGCGAGATGATTTGTTTGACCTATGGAAAGAATTCAAACTAGTACGCTTCCATTACAGTATAGACAGTATTAAAGAAATGAATGACTATATTCGTTATCCAAGTAAGTGGAGTAGACAAGAAGAAGTATTTCATTTGTTAGATACTCAGACTAGTAACAATGTTGAAGTTACTATTGCATGTGCAGTGCAAGCACTTAACGTTTATTACTTACCAGACTTTATTCAATGGAAACTAGAACAAAAGTTTAAGAAAGTTAATATGTGGCCCTTTGGCGCAGGTGGTATTAGTCAACACTTTGTATACTGGCCAGCACATTTAAATGTAAAGAGCTTGCCTACAGACTTTAAAGCAAAGTGTAGAGAGAAATACGAAGCATGGTATCCTTGGTGGGAAGAAAACTGGGAGTTAGGTATACCTAGTTGGCACAAAGGCAAAGTTGATTATGATCAATGGCGCAGTGCTGAATATGGTATTAAAAGACTAAATGGTATTCTTAGTTTTATGGAAAGTGAAGATTGGAGCCAACGCTTACCTGAAATGAAAGAGTTCTTAGGGTTGTGTGATAAGCAACGTGGAATTACTTTTGAAGAAACGTTTCCTGAAATGAAAGGTATATTTAATGAAAGCAAAGATTAATACAGCAGATGATATTGCAAATCATAAAAAATATAAATTAGAGTATGAGCATCACATGTGTGATCTAAAAGATCCCAAGGTTCAGCAAAATATTTCAGAAAACTTTCAAAAAGCAGAAGTGTTTGAAGAAGCATTTACTGAAGAAGAAATTTCTTGGATGTACGGCTATGCGTTTAGTCGATGTGATAAAGTGCGGCATAATGAGAACGGTACAATGTTTGTTAGTGGCAATATACAAGGCGTGTACGAAAAGTTTGCAGATAGAATAAATCAAATGATTCCTGGCGCAGAAAATTCTCCGGTAGTCGGTGGAAACTTTTTTATTACACCTAGTCAGTACGGATTGCATAATGACAGCACACGAGAAACAGACTGGCGAAATACTTTAGATAAAACTCCCTATAACAGTGAAAGACGTAAATATGTGCCATGGCGTAATATAATTATTCCATTATTTACTGCACCTAGCAATATCGAAAGTCATATGGTTGCTTTTTCTCAACGCCATGTAGATTATGCACATGTATATCACCACGGTAAGAAGCCTGAGCAGATTGTTGCTACTACCTATCCTATAGTCGATAACTATAGTAATATTAATTTTCATTTATTAGACGGTAGTGTACAAGATAGATCTAAGAACTTGATAAAGTATGATACTGATCACTACGATGAGTATTTGTATTATACTCCGCATCGTAGATTAACAGGGTTGTCACCAGAACTTACTTGCGAATGGAAGCCACGTGCTCCTATTGCTTTTGATGCTGTACAACTACATGCAACAAACAAAGGACGTAAAGATAATCGTCATTGGGTAACTAAAATGGGAGTATTGCTAACTTTCTTGAGAGAAATATAATGAAACAGTTGGAGAGCAGATAAATGTCTGATACCTTGTGCCCTGCACCTTGGGAACATCATTGTATAAACACTAATGGTCGTAATAGGCTTTGTTGTAATGCTGTAACTAGTAAAACTAAATTCCTTGATGGCTTTGAAGACTATTGGACAAGCAAAGAAGTACAAGACGTAAGAGATCAAATGATCAAAGGCGAACGTCCTGACGCTTGTGTGAGTTGTTGGAAAAAGGAAGACGCAGGCATTAAAAGCCTACGGCAAGGAATGACAGCAGCATTACAATCTAGAGGAGGCGAGTGGGAAAAATTTACAAGTAATTTAAACTATGTGCCTAACTATCCTATACACCTTGATTTGAAGTTAGGAAATTATTGTAATCTTTCTTGTAGAATGTGCAGTAGTTATAGTAGTAGTTCATATGCAACAGAATTTCAGCGTATTTTAAAAGATACCGGTATTGATTTAGGCATTAACGATTATGAAAAATATAACAAACAATCTAAATGGTATAACGATCCGCAGTTTGTGAATACTATAAAATCAATGATTGATAACGGATTAAGGCATTTAAAATTTACAGGCGGCGAACCTTTGATGGTTCCGTCTGTTAAGAAACTTTTAGATTATTGTATTGAAAAAAATAAAGCTAAAGATATTGAACTTGTTTTAATTACAAACGGAACATTATTAAATCAATCTTGGATTGACTTATTTTCTCATTTTTCCGATATTTCAATCATTTTTAGTATAGACGGAACTGAGGATATCTTTGAATATATTAGACATCCGGCTAAATGGCACGTAATACTTGATAAACTAAATTTGTTAAAAAGTAATAATGATAACAAATTCTCTTCATTTATTGCATTTACATATCAAATTTATAATATACTTGAAACTAAAAATATGATAGAATTAGCAAGAAAATACAATGTTAACCTTTCGGCTATCATATTAGATACACCAGACTACCTTGATGTTAGCTATGCTCCTGAAAAATTAAAACAACACGCAAAAGATATTATCGAAAATATTACACCTCAAAACCAAACGGAAAAAACTTTTTTGCGTGACTGTAAAAATGCTATAATCCGAAACAAGCATGATAACGAAAAGAGCAAACGCATGATAGAAGTGAGCAAAATAAAAGATACATATAAACAACAAAATTTTGATTTGACAGAAATAGCAAAATATTATGGTTGACTGTGCAGCGATCGATAATGCAATTTTTATTGAAACAGACGGTGTTATTAAGCCCTGTTGCAAGTACGTATCTCATAATTTTGGACATGTAGATAACTTACACAATATTACATTTGATATTCTAAGAAAAGATAAATGGCCAACTGGTTGTTATAACTGCAAACGTCAAGAAGACAACGGAATGCATAGTAAAAGACAACAATACAATGAACTTTATTCTGATAATAACTATTTGTTAGATATTGCTTTAGGAAACTACTGTAATCTAAAATGCAGAATGTGTAGTGCTGATAATAGTACAAGTTGGTTTACAGAAGCAAGAAAGTTAGGCATGCCTGTTCCGAAAGGATTTTCATTATCAAAAAAACAAATAAATGCAGCGTTTGATAGAGTAGACAAATCTAAAAATTTAACCATTGAACTAAAAGGTGGCGAACCTTTAATGAATCCTAATGCTGAATATATATTTCAAAAGTGTATCGAGTATAATGCAGAGATAAAGCTTATAACTAATGGTACGCTACTCCCAGATTGGTTTGTAAATTTATTACCAAATCTTAACATAGACTTTGCTATTAGTATTGACGGTGTAAAAAACACATATGAATATGTTAGAGGTGACAACACATTCTCTTATGATGCTTGCATAGAAAATATTAATAAAATAAAATCAATAATAGGTAAAGTAAGATTTAACTATGTAGTTCAAAACTATACTATCAATGATATGCTTGAGTTTGATAGTTTAAAGCTTGGCAATATAAACTGGATTGTTTTACAAAATCCAGCGTATCTTCAATGTCATGTTATGCCAGACGAAAATAAAAAACCTATCATAGAAGAACTACAAAATATACACAATATTCCTATAGGACTTATTGATTTTTTCAAAAAACCTTGTGATAGTACATTGTATAAACAATTTATTGAGTATAGTGCTAAAATAGACCAGTTTAGATCTCAAAGTTTACAGTCTACTTTGCCACATCTAGTAAATAATATAGGAAATAAATATTATGCCGGAGTCTAAAACATTTTGTGTCTTACCTTGGATGCACCTAGCAACAAATGCAAGTGGCAATCTACGTGTATGCTGTAACAGTACACCTGGTAAGAACTTTGTTACTAAAGAAGACGGAAAACCGTATAAACTTAATAGAGACAATCTTGAAGAAGCATGGAATAGTAATGTATATTCAACTATTAGGAAACAGATGCTCAGTGACGAAAGACCTGACATGTGTGTTAGATGTTTTAGAGAAGAAGATGTTGGCATTAAAAGTGCTAGGCAAAGTTGGAATTCAAAGTGGCAAGAAGATAAAGAGTACACAGAGGACGCACCTTTTGATATAAGGTATGTTGATTTACGACTAGGTAATTCGTGTAATTTAAAATGTCGTATGTGCAATCCTTATGCAAGTAACATGTGGGTAAAGGAATGGCACCTTGTAGATAACGCACTAGACCCTGCAGAGTATGAACGTCTTAGTAAAATGAATTGGCCTGAAGATAAAAAGACTTGGGAAAACTTATTCAGTATTGCACATACTGTTGACGAAATATATTTAACTGGTGGCGAACCGACGGTTATTAAAGAACAACAAAAATTATTAGATTATTTTATTGATAACAATACTGCAAAAGATATACGTTTAAAGTATAATACTAACTTAGTTTTGTTACCAGAATGGTTACTCGAACGCTGGGGGCATTTTAAAAGAGTACAACTTAATTGTTCAATAGATGCAACAGGCGCATTAGATACATATATTCGACATCCGAGTAAATGGTCTAAAATTGTAAAGAATTTTGAAGCTATTAGACAATTAACAAATGCAGGTATTGAAATACATTGTACAGTTCAAATGTATAATATACTAAGATTGCCTGAGCTAATAGACTGGGCTGCTCCGTACGGACATAGAATATACTTTAACATTCTCAATCATCCAGAAGAACTAAACATCAGAGTATTGCCTGCTCATCTGAAAGATCAAGCATCAGCGCAGTTACAACCTTACTTGCATTTAGATAAAGTGCAAGGTATTATTGATTATATGTATGCTGAGGACTGGAATGCTAAGTACGATAAGTTTTTGTCGTATACTGCTGCACTAGACGCTAGTAGAGATGAAAACTTGTCTGAATTAATACCGGAGTTTGCTTAATGCCATATTGTTCTCTTTTAAAAAATCATATGGCTATAACTTTGCCCGGCGAGTATGTGCCTTGTTGTAGATTTAAACAAAAAAAAGTAAGTGATAAAAATTACTATGTAGATGAAATCTCTTTTGATGAATATAAGAATAGCCCATATTATCAAAGCATTATTGAAGACATGAAAACTGGATGGAGTGCAGGATGTATAGCTTGTAAAATAGAAGAAGACAAAAATATAACAAGTTACAGGCAACACAGTAATAATATATATCAAGGGGAAGGAATACAGTATTTAGAAATTAGTTTAAGTAAACAATGTAATCTAGTTTGTAAAATGTGTCATCCTGTATCTAGTAGTAAATGGGAGGACTTACGTAGTAAAAGTGAATACTTACAAGAATACTTTGGCAAATATAGAAGAAATGTTACTTTGGACCTAGAAAACTTGTTAGGTGATTTGGATATAAAAAACTTAACACATATAAAATATCTAGGCGGCGAACCTTTTATTACGAAAGAAATAAAAGATTTGTTTGATTTTTTAGAACATAAAAATGTTATGCATAATGTAAGTATTCTTATTAATAGTAACTGCACTTTATTTCCAAAAAAATGGTTAAGCCAAATAAAAAAGTTTAAAAAATTTAAAATAGGTTTAAGTATTGATGGGTTTGAAAAATCATGTGAGTATTCTAGAGTAGGATCTGATTGGAATATTATATCTACAAATCTAAAAAAATGGAAAGATTTTGCAGATAAAAATAAAAATATTGATTTATATATTGCATCAACAATAAATGTCTTTACTGTGCATGATATAGATAAGTTAAAAGACTTTGCCAACTCACTTGGTATAAGAGTCTCTTTTACTTTAATTAATACTCCGTCACAACTTTCTTTAGAAGCATTGCCTAATGAATATATTAAAAAAATAAAAAATAAATCAAATGAAAAATATTTACAAGATGTAGAAAATGATTATTCAAAATCTCTCCGTCTTGTTACATTTATTAATGAAACTGATAAGATGCAAAAAATAGATGTTAAAAAGTATATACCTGATTTATATAAACATCTAGAGAAGTTAACTAATGCTTAAAATTGGAACATACGGATGTAGTTGGACAGCAGGAACATTTGAAACAAACTACGAATGTTGGCCAGATTATCTGGCAAGAATGAATAAAAATATCCAAGTTGATAATTATTCAACTGGTGGATTAAGTATGCAAGCTATTTTATATCTGTTTGAAAAAAACCGTAAAAATTATGATATTAATATTGTAAAGATGACAAGTCAAATAAGACATACATTTATAGATGAAACTTTTGAAATAAAACTAGAGAATAAAACAGATAACTATAAATGTTTAGCACATAGTCCAGAAATATTAACATTTAATGCAGGTGGACATAATAAAGAACATGTACGAGGTCCTTGGAAAGCAAGGAATACAATGCGTATGTACAGAACTATGTTTGAAAATTATAATGACGACTATGCTACAGTTCAATGTCAAGCATTAGCAAAATACTTTAAGCATAAAGCTGATTTTGTATTTTGCCACCGCCACAAACATCTATATGATTTACCACAAATAAAAGATGTGATTGATTTTGATGAGTTTGTGGTAGACGATGGCTATCATTTTGGACCTGCAGGAGCTAACTTAGAAGCACAATGGGTATCCATCCGTCTTGACAAAATAATCAAAGGGTTGTATAATAAGAGATGACTGAAGATCTAAAATGGAGCAACTATGACTTTTCAAAAATTCCTTTCGAGGACATTATCTCAGTTGGGCAACGCACTTTATTGTATCGTGATCTATTTACTGTTAGCTGGTTGCTTGGTAGGTTCTGTAATTACAAATGTTCTTACTGCTGGCCTTATGCAAGATCGGATAGAAAAGATCATAGACCGACTGATCTATGTTTCAAAACAATCGACGAAATAAAAAGGCAAGCACGTGGCAACGGTTTTAATAGCTTTCATTTTAGTTTATCTGGCGGCGAGCCTACTTTTCACCCTGGTTACTTGGACATTCTCAAACATCTTGCTGATGATGTTAGTAACACTAATTATACTAGCGTTCATATGACATCAAATTGTAGTCGTAATATGCGATGGTTTGAGGACTATGTTGAAAAAGTAAAACCATTTCATAGAGCAAGCATTACAGCTAGTTTACATACAGAACACTTAAATACAACGGAGAAGATGCAGGACTTTGCAGATAAGTTAATACTGTGTCAAGAACACGATGTACAAGTTACAATCAATATGGTCATGGTTCCGGAATGGTTTGAAAAAGACTGGAACAACGCACTGTTCTTCCACGAACAGGGCATCAACGTTACACTCAAGCCACAAAGCGACCCAACGGCTTCACGAGTCGTGGATGGTTACACGGATGAAATGTTACAACGATTGTATAACGGAATGCCGCAAATGGCATATACTGAGTCGAAGCGACAATGGAACGATCGTCCACGGCCAAGTTTCGAACTGCCGCCAGAGACACATGGGTCAAACGACAAAAGTGTTCCATGGCACATGCAAGTAGAGTTAAAAGACTCTAACGATAAAAAGTACTATATGGATCAAGCAGAACGCTTTAATGCCTTTAATTTCAACAATTTTGAAGGATGGCGCTGCAATGCCGGTTACAGCGGAATAATAATACGGGAGCCTGACGGTAGTGTCAAAAGGAGTTATTCATGTCACGATGCACCACTGGGTAACATCGAGACAGGTTTTACCTTGTTTAAAGAGCCACAAACTTGTATCACAAAAAGTTGCGTAAGCAGTGCCGATTCTAAGATTCCTAAAAGGAAGATATAATGAATATACCAGTAATAGACAAACCTATCGGAGTATTAGTAAGCGGTGGCGCTGATAGTGCATTACTGTTATATCTATTATTACAATCTTATAATTCGACTATACAAATTTTTACAATAGCAAACAGCCAACGGCACTATTATAATGCTAAAGCTGCATTAGATGTTGTACATCGTTGTGCAGAATTAACAAATAACAATAATATAGAACATCATATATTTCACCGTTCTTTACAATCTGACAATGACTTTTATGATATTCCGAAATTATATTTTGATCGACAACTTGTTTATAAAGTTTTTCACGGTTTAACTGCTAATCCTCCTACAGAAGATTTGATTAATTTTCCTAACGAACAGTCAGATCGTGATTTGCAACTTCGTGACCCTAAAGTTAAAAAAGATATTATGCCTGATAATAGTAAGTTTATTTTGCCTTGGATTAATGTTAATAAAAAAGAAATTTATAATTATTATAAAAAATTAGATTTATTAGAAACTCTTTATCCAATTACTCGTAGTTGCGAGACAGACGACGATGTGGGTGCTAATCATTGCGGAAAGTGTTGGTGGTGTGTAGAACGTAAATGGGCATTTGGTAAATTATGTTAAACGGTATTGACTATAAACAGTTTTTGTTAAATTTTTCTAAAACTTTAATATACCAACAAATACAGAAAGACTTTGACATTATAACTTGTCAAAAAGGAATACAACCGTCACTAGATTTTAAGAAAAGGACAGGGTTAACTTTTAGAGAAATTTACGGAAAACGGTCTTATACTGTAGAGGGAAAAACTTCGATCAGCATTACTACTCTTTATTACTTGCAATTTTTATTAGATAAATCACCAGACTATATACACGATATCGGTTGCGGCTGGAATATATGGAAAAGATACTATCCTAATATTGTTGGTATTGATTTTGAGGGAGACTATGCTGATGTAAAAGATAAATTTAACGATAGATTTGTAGAAAATAATCGTGAAAAATTTTCTTCTGCTATGTCAGTAAATACTTTTTTAGGTTTAAAAGAATCAAAAAATTCCGATCCGTTGCCTTGTATTCCGACAACATTTGAAAATTATATAGAGCATTTAACATATTTTGCACAAATCATTTCACCAGGCGGCCGTGCATTTGTTTCTATTAATAAGTTAGGTTTTTTACAATATACTTCTGATAAATGGTTTAAAGATAATAATGTATCAAAATATGATTCTGATAAATTATCAAAATTATTATTACAAGATTTACAAAATAATTTTCCCTATAAAATCTTATGCTTTGATTGCGAATTAGATCCTTTAGATTCAATTTCATTCGACGGGTGTGTGCGTTTGGTATTTGAAAAGGTTGACAGGTTTACATAATTGTGTTATACTCAACTATGTTTAAGTTTAAGGATATAGCTAAGGAGTATGATAAACATGTCAACGACCATATTCCTAACTACTCAAAGGTCATACAAAAAACTTTAAGTATTTGTAGCTTATATCCCTATAATTCAGATATTGTTGACTTTGGAAGTGCCAATGGACAGACATTAAAAATTTTATCTAATCTTGGGTATAATAATTTGCATGGAGTGGAACCTATCCAAGAAATGATTGACATATCAGATTCTAATATAGCCACTTATTACAATGAGTTACCAGATATTAAATTTGACATTATCATAGCTAACTGGGTTCTACACTTTATTAAAGATAAAAGTAATATTTTAACTAAATTTTATAATAGTATGAGTAGTTCTAGCACATTAATTTTAAGTGAAAAGGTTTCTACAGATCTAGTTATAAGGAAATTTTATCATAATTTTAAGATAAGTAATGGGCTTTCAAAACAGCAAATAGAAAATAAAGAAAGAAGCTTAATAGGGGTTATGTATCTTCTTTCTTTAACAGACTATATTTTGTTACTAAATACCATAGGTTTCAAAACTATAGAAATTATAGACGGAGATTGGGGATTTGTTACTCTGATGATAAAGAAATGAATGAAATTATTTTTTATATTACTATAAGCTTTATTTGGTGGCAAATTCTTTCTTCAGTAGCAATCAGTGCAGGATATCATAGATATTTTACTCATCAGTCATATACTGCTCCAGTTTGGTATGAATACATTGTGCTATTATTAGGTCCATTGTCAGGATCTGGTCATGTATTAGGTTGGGCCGGAGTTCATAGGATGCATCATGCCTTTAGTGATACTGAAGAAGATCCTCATAGTCCTAAATATAAAGGATTTTGGAAAGTTTTTTTGTCTACATTTAAAGTGCCATATATACCACGCAAATTTGTTAGAGATTTATTAAGAAATAAACGAGTTATGTTTTTTTATCGTCATCATAATAAAATTAGATTAGGCAGTTTTTTAGTAGGTCTAATCCTATTACCGATAGAATGGTTTATTATTATTTTTATTACTCCTGTTTTATATGGATATCTTGGTTTTGGACTTATAAATGCAATGTGTCATAAGAACGGCGTAGTTAGAAATAGTTGGATAGCTAATATTTTTACAGGAGGAGAAGGGTGGCATGTTAATCATCATGAAAATAGTAAAGACTGGCGTATAGGAAAAACATGGTGGCAATGGGATCCGGGGGCATGGATTATTAAACTGATAAAGGTAAAGAATGTATAATTTTGTAGTTGAAAAAAATAGCTTTGATACTAATGATGTAGAAGATTTATACAACGGTGCAGTAGGTGTCCTAGTAATTAAAAATGCTAAACAAGATGATATTGAATTTTTCGGTGAGCTTCTCCCGCAAGACCTATATAAGAGCAAAGTTATTCCGATCGGAACAAAAAACAAAGAGGAAGATCATGTCTGGAGTACAACAGAAATGCTTTGGCACCAGGATCGTGCGTATAATGAAAACGTACATCCATTTGTAGGATTGTACTGTATTGCCGCAGACGAAGGTTCTAGTGCAACTTATTTCTGTGATATGCAACAAGTATACAAAGACAGCTCACAAGAACTTAAAGATGCTTGCGAAGCTGTTGTAGCAGTCAATGAAGTTGCAAAATATTTTAAACAAGCCGACTACCCGCATACATTTAGAAATAAAGTTTGGGAAAGAGCATATCGTGCCAAAGCACGAGCTAATCACAAACTTGTACAAGAAGATCAATACGGCAAATATTATTTTTATAGTGAAGCATATACACTTACTGAACATGAACAGGAACTTAAACAGTTAAGTTACCAAGATAAGTATGTGTTTAAGCATGACTGGGAGCCTAACGATTTGGTAGTTTACAATAACTATAAAGTTGCACACAAGCGAGACTTTACTCCACCTGACATAGATAGACGTCATTTAAGATTTGCATTAAACAAAAAGGTATTAGCATGAGCAGTAATCAATTCTTAATACTATTACATCATTTACTAATTGCACTAGGCATCTTTGCATATGGATTTGATCCTCTGTGGGCATTTGTTTTGGTGTTTACTGCAATTGTATGGGGAGGTATAGTTGGCGGTAAAATTATGCATTACCACTTTGCTCATTCAACATACCAAGACAGTGTACTTAATTATATTTTAACATTTATAGTTATGTTTACAGGTCTTGGTAGTGTATTAAGTTTTGTTGCTAGTCATAGACAGCATCATCAATATGCTGATACAGAAAAAGATCCACATTCGCCTACACACATAGGAAAGTTTAACGTGTATGTTTTACGTTGGAAAAAACAAAAGATAAGTCCTAAACTGTTTAGAGATATCGCAAAAAGTAGATTTCAAAGATTTATGCACAAGTATTGGTTATATTTTCAACTTACTAGTATTGCAGTACTTGTTATTATAAATCCTGTGTTTGTTTGTTTTGGTATTAGTTTGTTTGTAGCAACAACATTTCATATTGCTGGCATTACAAACGTTTTAGGACATTTAAACGGTGAACCACGCAATGCACCAGAGTTAATATTCACACACGGACCTGCTTGGAAACATGCAGACCACCATAAACACTAGGTGAAAAATGATAACAGTTAATACATGGCAAGACTTTAGAGACAGACCTGAAGTCTTGGAAAAAATAGATTTTTTACTAGAAAAAGCGCAAACTGATCCGAACAATAGAATGCCAGCAAACTATAGTAAAGATAAAATAGCATTAGATACAACACAAGCAGTAAGCATTGCCGAAAGAAATGGCGAGCCCTTTGGTTATAGTTGTATTATGCACAGACCTATATACAAAGATAGTGTTAGAGTAATTAGTAGATTTTACTACTCGCCGATAAAAACAAAAGGATTAAGAAACTCCGAAATGCCATTAAAATACATTTGGAGAGATCATACTATTCAAATGATTGAACAACAAATTGCAGTAGCATACGATATGGGATATTCAGGTGCTTTTATTTCACAGCATGATAAAGCCCTAAAAGTGTTTAAACGTATGTTTTGCGGACTTGAAGTATTGTGTGGTGTAAAAGGATGGCAGTTTGATCCTGACAAAAAATACAAAGTATGCAATGGAGCAGATTGCGAGCATTGGATATTTTGGCACAAAAACTTATACTTAGAGGAAGTCTAATATGGAAACAATTACAGAAATACAAGTAGATGATATCAAACGTTTATCAGATACACAAGTTAAACAAATTGCAGTACTAGCAGCTCATCGTGTTAATGTTCTTATTAAAGGACAAGAACTAACAAAAGCAGACTATGCCAGAATGATGCAGTGCTTCGGTGTAAATCCAAAAAGAGATGTTTGGTTTGAGGATAAGGATCATCACGAAGTAATGTATGTTACTAATAAACTGATGTGTGGAGATGACGGTGACAAGCCAGGTGTGTTTAGTAGAGGCGAACTTAATTGGCACCAAAACGGAACACTAACATTAGATCCAGAAGATTGTGTTGTATTGTACTGTGAAGAGCCTACAAAAGATCCGTGTAACACGCACTTTACAAATGGTGTTGCTGCATACAACAGTTTACCACAAGATGTAAAAGATAAAATTGAAAATACAGAACTTATCTTAACAGCAGATACACGTAGCTTTCACAAACTTAAAAACCCACACTTTGTAAAGCGTAGTATTAAGCCTCGTATACTTGATAACGAACGTGTTTGGACAGAAGTTCCTATGGAAGAAATTGCTGAATTGTGGAAAATACAAGATAGAACACGTTCTGCAGGAAGTACAATCGAACGTGAAATGATGGAAAAAGTTGAAAAGTATTCAGAGCTGGGCGCTCGTTGGAATATGATTTACAAGCGTCTTGTACATAGACATAGACTAACTGGTATTAAAGGTCTTTATTTTCCGTTTTCAAATGTTGTAGGATTTCATGATATTCCAGAAGATGAATGGCAAGATTTGTTTAACTTCTTAAAAGATCATTTCTTAAAAACAAGTGCAGAAGTTAAATGGGAACACGGAGATATTGTTTTGTTTGACAATACACAAGGGTTGCATAAAAGAAGTGTATTCCCAAAAGACGAAAACGGTAATGATCAATCTCGTGAATTATGGCGAGGAGCATTTTGGTACCATGACATTTAATAGCTCTTATCTTAAAATTGCTGACTTTGTAACTACAGAAGAACGTGAAAGCTTATTGTCTTTAAGTGAGTCAGATGATTTTATTCAACATAGGAGCACTAAAAGTGGAAAACTAAGTCCGTTAAATTTTTTGCCTGTAACGTTCCGCAATTTTGATCGTGCATGGATTATGAAAATGCTACCACACGCAGAACAAGAAATGCATACAGATGGCAAAAACTTAGGAAGAAATGTATTAATTATACATCCTCTTACTGATAACTATTCACCTATAGTAACACAAAATGGCAATGTAAATACTACAGTTATTGTTAACACGCAGTCTTATCATGCAGTTTACAACAATGAATGTACTAGATTAAATTTACAAATTCCCTTTTCTTATAATTGGGAAGATATACAAGACAAAGAACACGAATTTTGGAATATTGTAAAGGAGTTGTATAATGTCTAAAGCAATGGAAAAGTATTACTCGTACCGAAAACTAGAAGCAGATGACTATTGGTCGATACATAGAAATTTTTTGACACCTACAAAACTTACAATTGATATAGATCAATTTAATTTGTGTATGCATCAGTATAAAGATTACTTTAAGTCATGGGGAAATAATAGGCCTGAGTTAAATGATATAAGGTTAGGATTACCTCTTGTAAATTTACATGGAAAATACGATGATATAGATGATATAAGTATAGGTCCGTTAGATCAATATAATAAAGCTAATCCAGAAAATCCTTTATTAGAAAATGATTTTACTGTGACTACTGAAATATTAGATCATAGTTGCTTTAATGAGTTAAACATTATAAAAGATTATATGTGTCGCAGTTGTATATTATATTGGAAAAAAGCTGCTAATTTTCTTCCGCATTATGATGTATTAGTGCCTACTGTAAATTTACGACTATGGGGAACTAATGATCCAGCGAGTGTATCATTGCGTGTACAGCGTGATGGAGAAATGATAGAAGTAGCACATACTGCCGAACCTGGAAGATTATATTTAATTGAAACAAGCACTTTACATGATGCAGAATGTATCGGAAATGAAGTTTATCAATTTTTCTTAGCATTAAATATAGATAGTTATGATATTATAAAATCAGAAATGAGATAAATTTAATGATAAATTTAAAATTTGTAAATATAGGGATAATTGTAAACGGATCAGATAAAATGATGCGAATTAACCCAAATTTTTATCATTTGAAATCTTATTATGAATTCAAAGGAAATCATTTTAAAAAAGTCAATTGGTTGCCGCGCATTTTAGATCCTTGGATTAGTGTTAATGAAATAGTCGATCAAGTTGCACAGGAAAATATAAATGTTTTATGTTTAAGTTTTTTCTCATGGAATCATGATAAGACTATGATGGTTGCAAAAATAGTTAAACGTAAATTTCCGCATATTAAAATAATTGCAGGAGGCCCAAACTTATGGGCGCATAAAGACGAAAATTTTTTTATTGAACATTCTTTTATAGATTATGTAGTGTACGGCGACGGAGAAGAAGCATTTTCAGAAATAATAGATAGCATTGTTGAAAATCGACAATTAAAAGATGACCAAGCTGTAAATATAGTAACTAAAGAAAAAAAATATCCATTCAGAGTATTTAAAGATCTAAATTATCAAAATACTAGTGCTATTCTTAGTTGTAAAAAAGATATAAAAGAAGATGTGGAATATTTCTATAAAAAGGAACTTGAAGTAGTTATCCATTGGGAAAGAGCAAGAGGATGTCCCTACAAGTGTAGCTTCTGTGATTGGAGCAGTGGATTACATCATAAGGTCACTAGATCTAAATCTGATTGGAAATCAGAAATAGACTTTCTTTTTTCTCTAAATATGAGTATTACACCATCTGATGCTAATTGGGGTATTTTTAAAGAAGATATAGAAATTACTCAATATGCAGCAGAAAGAGGAAATTTTTATATACTAAATCTTGCTAAGTTACAAAAAGATAGAGCTTTTGAAATGTCTAGAATTATCTTTAGAGAAAATGAAAAAAAGTCAAACCCGAATCAATGGCTGAAATTAAGTTTTCAAGATTTAGACGAAGATGTCCTAAATGCAATCGAACGACCCGAAATACCCTGGATCGAACATAAATCTTATATTTTAGATTTTGTGGAAGAATTTCCAAAAGCAGTTATTATAGGCGAAATTATATTAGGATTACCTAATCAAAAAAGACAAAACTTAATAAATCAATTTTATGAATTTGAAAAAGTAAGCATACAGCTAGTATTTGCACATTTATGGGAAGTTTTACCTAACTCACCTGCATACGATGAAGAATATCAAAGAAAATATCAAATAGAATTTAAAAAGTTTACTAGTGTTATACAAACTTTTAACAGCATAGAAGATATACATACGTCAGAAAAAAACGGTGATGCAGGTTGGACAAATTCTACATTTGTTATAAAAAATAATTTTATGGATTTTGAAGACATCATATTTACTAAATTAGTGGCAAGAATGTATGGAGCATTTAAAATAAAAGATAAGACTTTTCCTTTTAGTATCATTGAAAATTTAATAATACCGAGTTTAAGTATAGAAGCTAAACGTGTTACGGTTCAAATACTTAAAGAAGGAATATATGGAATTTGTGAAGAAGAAACCGGTGCATGGTATGATTTAGAAACATATTTTATGGACGATAACAACGTAAAAAAGTTTTTAATGAAATATCAGATAGCAACTGATATACATGCAATGCTAAATATTTATAAAAAAGAAAATTAAAACTGTTCTCACAGTTTTATTGCACTAAGTATGTTTAAGAAAGTTGTTGAAAATAAAATGTTTAAAAAAATAGAATTAGATATAGATTATAATAAACTAATACATGAAGTAACAACTGTCAGTAAACAGCGCATGGAAGATCCAATGTCCTGGTCATATCAAATTGCAACACAATGCAGAATAGATAATACAGATTCTGAATTTCAGCTCAAAGAAAGCACTAATAGTTTATTATACGACTGGAGTAATTGGGATCAAAATTCAGGCAAACCACCACCAAAAAAACCTCAAGATCAGCGTTTGACACAAGAACAGTTTGCAGAAACTTGTAATTTATTTAAAGACACTATAATTGAAGAAGTAAATGAACTTGTAAAAGAACAGTACGGTGGTGTTAGAGGACGTATATTAAGTTTACCGCCTAAATTTAGCATGACTTATCATTATGATGAATCACCTAGAATTCACATACCTATTAAAGTAAATGAAAAAACATTTATGGTATTAGAGAAAACATGTTATTGGTTTGAAGTTGAAAATGCTTATTTTGTAGATACTAGGAAATGGCATACTGCTGTGAACGCTAGTATCGATAGCCGTATACATCTTGTTTATTGTGTAAATAGATTAAACTAAGTTTACCCACGCACCGTTTTCGTAGCCTTGGAATTTGTTATCTGTTGAATTGTAAATAACCATTCCGTTAGCTGCGGTAAGAGCATTACGTTCTGTTGTTGTTAATGAACCAAATTGTACAAATCCACTAACTTTTGTGTTACCGTCAAAATCAAATTTTTCAGTAGGTGTAATTGTTCCAAAGCCAAATTTTCCATCAGTGCCTATAAACAATTTATTACTGTTAGGCAATGCATAAGCTGCATCTGTCTTACTAATACTGAAACCGTCACTACCGGCCCCTAGTATTACGCTTGTGTTTTCACCGTTTACGTCTATAGTTTTAACACCAATAATGCCGTGAAAAACACCAGGTGCGGATAGATCTTGTGTTGGCTGATTATTCACACAATATAGTACTGAATTACCTTCTCTTTTTATAAAAACATCAGCACTTACATTTAGATTAAGTGAACCAGATACGTCTATATCCAAAGTACTATTACTGGTGATTGTGTTTGTTGCTAATGGACCAACAAGATTACCATTAAATTGTTGTAGAGTTGCATCAACTAGTATAGTTGTACTATCGTCTGCAAAAACATCACCAAATAATGATCCGTGAAAATTTCCGTTTACAACATTAGCAGTCATCTCGTTAGTGCAAACAATATCACCAGTAATATTAATATTACCATTGCCGGTAATACTAGATGAATTTAAATCAAGATTTCCACCTAATGATGGATCATCATCGTCAGATAGCACAGACATGCCGGTTGTGTCAGCTCCAACAGTCCAATGTACTCCGTCATACTGTAAAATACTACCAGGTATAGCATTCTCAATGATTACATCTGATAGATCATCTAGAGAAGCTACACCTCCGACAGTATCACCTGTCCAATGTGCTCCGTTCCATTTTAGTACATCGCCAGCATTTAACGCCCCAATAACTACATCTGATAGATCACCTAATACTGATGCACCGCCACCGCCGCTACCGACTGTATCGATTGCAACACCACCTACTGTTGCTCCATCGCCTACATATAGTTTTTTAGTATCGGTTGTATAAATTAATTCACCTTCAACAGGTGTAAAAGATCCTAGTCTTTCAGCGTCAGTACCGCGTCTAATTTGTAATGGCATGCATCATCTCCGTAAAATTCGTGTTACAGTATTTATGCCTTATCTGCCTTTTTTAAGGAAGGTGCGTGTACGTTTTTGTACATCGTGTTTGACTTTTGGCGTGTCAATACTGAAGTCAATACTTTTAATAACGTTATCGTAATCTGAAAAAAATGTTTCTAATGATGATTCTAAAGATTCTGAATCTGTATATTTTTTCTTTTCCTTCGCTACATCAATAGTATATATCTTTCCGTTATTAAAAAAGATATTAATACTATTGATGTACTCGATGGGTACAGATTTAATTTCTACATCATTAAATACCTCTGGCCAATGATTAACAATCTCCGGAGGTAACTTACTATTATTACTCACTAACTTCCGCTTTTTTCTTTTTCTTAGTAGGAAAAAGATCTTCAGCTTGTTCACGAAGCTTCTTAGCTTCTTTAAACATAGCGTCAGCCTGTGACCTATAAGATGCTGCTAGTTCTTCATCTGAAAGAACGTCGTGGGTATTAGTGTTTGCTATAGGTGCTTCTGCAACTACTGCTTCTGATGTGTCTGTGGGTGTCTTTTGGCTGGGATCTGTTAAGGCAAGATCTTCAACACTTATACCCTTTTGTTGTGCGATAAGATTATTCAGCTCATCGAGCCTAATTGAAGTCTTTTGATTTGGAACTAATTCCACTTCATTAGTAGGCATTTTTTGTAGCTTTCCAGTTGCATGAAAAGCTCTTAGCATTAGGCGTCCATCCGGCAAAGGTGATCTATCTAAAACAAGTGCTAGATCATCTGCTTCTTGTCCAACTGCTGACTCTACGACCTTCATAAGACTGTCATGTTCGTCAGCAGATAGAGTTTCGGTTGCAATGACCAGGCAACTATCCGCGTCGCCTGGTACAACTCTATAAGCAACTACCACACGCCGTTTACTTTTTACGAGTCTTCCGACATGTTTGATCATTGGTTACTTACCCTTCTGCTGCTGGTGCTGCTGCTTCAGCTGCTTGTTGTGCTTGCTGTGATGCTGCAATTGCGCCTAGAAACTGCTCTAGTTTTGTATATGTTGCACCTACTGTTTGCATTTCGTTTGGACGGAATGCGCCACGCTGACTTGCAACGTCGATGATTACTTTTAGTGCTTGCAGATCTTGTACTGTTAAGTCTGCTGGTGCTCCGCCTGCTGCTGCTGGCGCTTCTGCTGCGGTTGCTGCTGTATCTACTGCTTCTGCCGCTTCTTGATTCATTTGGTCTTCCATAGTGGTTCCTTCTCCAACTGTTGTTTCTTCGAAAGTAGTTTCTTCTTGAGCTTGCTCAGTCATTGCTATTCTCCTTTTGCTAATAATAATTATCTGACTGTTTCTAGTTATATTTCAAATGTGGACAAGCTAACATAAAATAGGACATCTCTTTTGAGTCTTCAAATCCTATTTTCATAGCATGTTGCAATTCCTTGTTATGATTTATAACTAGTTCTTTTCCTAAGTAGTATCGACTCTTAAGATTTATTTCTACCCATTTACTTAATGCTTCACCTAGATTATATCTAATACCAGGTATTGTAGCATATTCAAAGTGCGCAGGGGGGTAGGTTAACCTGCGTTCTCCGAAAACATTATAAGGGTTCGGTGTTAGGTTCTTCATGCAGCCTCGTCATAGTGAACTGTCATACCAAACGGTCCTTGTAGATTCTTATCATGATTACTATGAACTAAAAAGATTGTATCACAGTAGTCTGGATCTCCCCAGCTATCCCAAGCATATCCATCTGTAAACATAATGAATTTCTTAGGAACAATATCTTCTTCTTTCATATAATGCCAGTTAGCCATAAAATCAGTGCCACCACCGCCTACAACTTCGTACTCAGTAATTTCACGTCCGTCATCGGCACTAAAGTCGTCTTCATTATATACTTTAGTATCAAAGCACCATATTTTAATTTTATAATCTTTAAATTCGTCCATAATGCCTTTTACTTCACTTAAGAAGTCAGCAGCTTGCTCGTTTCCGATCGAACCGCTCATATCAATACTAATGCACAGTTCGCATGTATCTAAAAAGTCTTGTCCTGGAAGAATAGCACCAGTATGCATACTCTTACGATTAGGACGAGCAAATGTAAAGTCATTTTTAATTGTAGATTGTATTTGCTGACGGATTAGTTCACGCCAGTTCATTTTAGGCTCTGTAAGCTCTTTGATCATACGTGCAACGCCTGCAGGAACATTACCAGCGCCAGCAGTTTGCGCAGCATTAATCATTGCTTCTTTCATTTCATCACGGATTTGATCTAATTCTTCTTTAGAATAGCTAGGACGTCCGCCGCTCTTACCACCGTCTTTGCCTTCGTCGTCGCCGTCACCATCGTCGCCTTCGCTCCAGTCATAGTGTTCGTCTAGCATTTCTCCTAGTTGATCTAAGAACTCTTCACCGTTCTTTTTAGCTTCGTTAAACAAATCATCATATACTTCTTCTGACATCCAGTCACGGTATTTAAAGTCTTGGAAACAGTCAACTAGTTTAGGAATAGTACCAATACGCTGATCTACTAGCATATTGTTTACAATATAATCCGCAGCGATATTGTACAGCATCGGATTACGGTCTTCACGGCGTGTTAAGTGATCAAATACGCAGTGTAGGATTTCGTGTGCAATAACAAATTCAATTTCTTTATTATCCATAGCATTAAAGAATTGTGTATTATAATACAAGTTACGACCATCTGTTGCAGCAGTCATACACCAGTCATCACATGCTTGGATTTTTAAACGTGTAGCTAGATTACCAAAGAACGGATGACGCAATAATAAACCAACTCTTGCAGTAATAATACGATCTACTACAATAGCGTTCATTTCTTTTAGCTCATCTGCGGTAAGGTCTGGATCAGGTGACCAGTTTTTAAGTTTAGTTTGCGTTTTTTTAGCAGACATCTTAATTGTAACAATATCAGTAAAGTCTAGCATGTACCATCTCCGTTTGTTATAATACTAATATAACACATCTTGTGCAAATGTCAAGAGAAAGTGGACCAAAATATGGCCCACTTCCCTTATTATTAGCTACCTTGAGCAGCTTTAATATACTTTCCGTAACGATCGTGGAATTCGTCGAAACATTCGACAGCATCCGGATCAATCGGCAAGCTATATTGAGTAAGAGCAAGTTTGATACCCATAACAACCATTTCGGTGTCAAAGTTATCCATTGAGAAACGTAAGAAATTATTGACCATATTGTCGAACTTCTTATTGTTTGCATCACTTGCTTCTTTGAGCTCATAACATAATGATACGGTTAAGGAATACATTGCACTGATTTCCGTAGCCTTGAGCTCTTTTACCTTACCTTCCAGAATGTCTGTTGGGTTAGGCATATTAGCAGCAACTTTACGGTGAGCCATAAATTTTACTGCCAATCCTTCTCCTACTGAACCTGATACTAAATCAGTTGTAGTAGATTCTTCGTCTTCGTCTTCTAGTAGCTCAGACACAAACGACCAACTACGTGGTGTTGCAAATGCTCTGCTAGGAGAACGTGGATCAAAGTTATAAAGGTCTTGCTTTGCAAATTGCAAATAACCTACAACGTCTGAGTGTTGATTATTATCAACTGCCCAGCCAAACCAATCTTCAAATACTACTGCAAGTTCTAAGTGAACAAAGCGATTTGACAACGGAGCAGGCATACGATATGTAACACCTTTGTCCGCTTCTCGGTTACCAGCTGCAATAATAATTACGTTATCTGGTAATTTGTATTGTCCGACACGACGATTTAGAATTAATTGATATGCTGCTGCCTGTACAGCAGGCGCTGCTGAGTTCATCTCATCAAAGAATACTACAATATTATCATATTGTGCAGCAAATTCTTCGTCTGGTAACTCTTCTGGCGCACCCCATGTCATTTTTTCTGTTTTAGGATTAAAATGTGGGATACCTTTGATATCAGTTGGGTCCCAAAGACTTAACCGGATATCAATTAAATGTGAATTAGGTAGAGTATCTGTAACTTGAGCTACGATGTCCGACTTACCAATACCTGGAGGTCCCCAAAGGAAGATTGGACGTTTTTTCTTCATAGCACGTAGGATAGCGCTTTTAGCTTTGTTAGGTCCTACTGTTCTTAACATCTCTGACATGTTGTATTCCTCTCATATGTTTCAGTGCATACAAGTAATATAACATCTATACAGAGTTTGTCAACCTTTTTCTCTGTTCATTGCCTTAATTAAACCATATTTTCTTATATCACCAGAGAAAAGAGTTAGTTCGACTGCTTTCTTTTCGTTCGTTACTGTAATACTACGATTGGTAAGGTAATATGGACAGTCAATAAACTGATCTAAAAAGATAATAACTTGTGTAGTTAGTGGCATTTCAGGAGGATAAGGTATATCGTATGTAGCCAATTCGATCTGTTTAACTATGTCATATCCTGCTTCAGTTAATCTAAGCCCACCGTTGTCTTTTTCTCTAGTATTTTGCCACCATAGAGGCATGTACTGCTTCACAGTAGTATCATCACTTGATTTATCAAGTTGTTTTAGAAAAATTTTAGTGTAAGTTTCTTTCCAGTTCATTCTTCAACTACTACATTACCTTCAGTTAACACATGTACAGCAAAATCATCCGACTTAAACATGTCGTTTAGTCTTTTTGCTAGGTTATGTGCATGTCCTGGGTTAGAAAAGCTTGTTTTCTTATATTTAGGACCTGGGTAATTAGTAAGTATGTTCGAACTTTTAAGATTGAATGGCTTGCCTCTATAAAAGACAGCCCAAATAGCTTCAGCCTCAAGAATTTGTTCACACTTGTATGTAACATTGTCAGTGTGTTCCAAAATAATTGTAGGCTTAGGTCTACTCATAGTATCATCCTTCTCGGCGTCAATACTATTTAGCAGTTCTTCACTTAATTCAATTGTTAAAGCCTGTGCCACCATCTAATCGTACCTCTATTACTTCGTCTGTTTGTGTAGAAGTATTTACTAAAAGCTTTTCTAGGTCCGCAGTTAATCTGGATGATATAATACCCAGCGTAAAGGCAAGATTTTTAGCTTGTGCAATAGGTATCCTTACCTCACGCTGATTAGTATTGTCAGCAGCCTTTACTTGCTGTATAAACTGCTGAATAGGTATGGTGTTTATAGGATCACTTTGCATTCCAAAGTGCTTCTTTCATTTGTGATTCTGTTTTAAAAGGTCCTTTAGATTCGTAACGTTCAATTGTTACTAATTTAGGACAAAAAGACTTTACCCAGCCTTTTTCAAATTTAATTACATAATAACCTGCGCAATACAGGCTTTTAGATTTATCACTCTTTGTAAATAACGGTAAGCTTTGCTTAACATTAAACATTGTATTATAAGGACGCACACTACACGGATATCCGTGTACTTCTAACACTTCTTCTGTACCATCAGAAACAGTAATAGAGTTTCTAAGATCAATACCTAAGTCTGTTTTAATTTGTTTTTTATTAGTAAAAAACTGTGTACCTTTTTTACCTGAGAACACAAACTTTTCTTCGTCAAATGCTAAAGTACCAATATTTTCACCTTGATCTTCAACAATCCAAAATTTGTCTTCTAGTAGTGTTTTTAGTTTCATTATTTAATATACCTTGCTTGTAGAGGTTCGGCAAATGATGCTGCTTGATCAGCTACACGTTGCATATCCCACTTTGCACAAAACTTCATGAGTCTCATACCTACTTGTGTAATATTTTTACTTTCTACATTGTTAATTTCTTCGTTAATGATTGCTCTAATGTCTGCGGGTTGTGCAGTTAAGTCACAAAGTGTAACATTGCGTGTATAGTCATCTAGTACACGATGTTCTACACCTTCATGATCTACCCAACGCTGTAACATCATGTTATTCCAGTTAAAGCCTTTGTCGTTCTTGTCAGCAAATGCTTCTTGTAGGCCTACTTTGTTTTTAGTGCCTTTCTTACGTACACCTGGATATGCACTAAACACGTTGTCACTAGTGTCGCCACGCATACACTTTTCAAACAACATGAATTCAGGATCGGGAGCAGCCTTAGCTTCACCTGTCTTCTTATCAACTACTGCATGACCTTTATCGTCAAAGTAGCCTTTGTATGTAATAGTTGTATTGCTTACACCGTTGTACTGTTGTACATTAGGAGCAATAAGTTGCGCAAAGTCACCGTCAGTACTAATAATAACATGTTTATCATTAGGATGTGACTGTACCCAACCAGCAATTAAGTCATCTGCTTCTAGTTGCGGATGCCGCATAACAGTGCAGTTAGTCTTCTCTGATACAAAGTTCTTAAATTCGTCGAAGATTTCCCAAAACACTGTATCTTCTTCTGTCTCTGCAACAGTCATCTTGTCTCGAGTAACTTGTCTGTTACGCTTGTAAGGCTCATAGAAGTCTTTACGCCAGCTACGTCCTTCTAAACAAAATACAACATGCGAACCTTCAAAGTCACGCCACGCTTTCTTAACACTGTTAAGCGTAATGTGTAGAGCCATGCCTACTTTAGTATCTATGTCGCCACGTACTACATGCCTTGCACGGAAGAACGTGTTAGCAGTATCTACTAGAATATAAGTTGCCATTAGTTTGCCTATTGTTGTTTATATATACGATTATATACGATTATATACGATTAGTCAACCGTTATTAATCCCATAA